TTAGGATCTAGAGGATCATTAGCACCAGTTACAGATAGTGATGTAGACTTAGGAAAGTCGTCATTAAAATATAATAATGCCTATGCAAATAATTTTTACGGTGACCTAACAGGAAATGCCACTTCAGCAACAACTGCCGGAATTTCAACACACCTTGCAGGAGGAAATGCAGGATCAATTGCTTATCAAACTGCTCCAGGCACAACAGCAATGTTGGCTCCTGGTATATCAGGATATGTTTTAAGATCAGGCGGCACAGGCGCACCTACATGGGGACCGATGGTATTCGCTACAATGAATGTTGGCGACTACTTAACAGGAGCAAATTATGATGGTGTTACAGCAAGTACACTTGCTGTTGATGCATCAACAGGCAATGTTGGTGACAAAGTAGTTGCTAGAGATAGTTCAGGTAATTTTTCAGCAGGAATAATCACAGCAAGTCTAAGCGGTAATGCTAGTACTGCAACAGCATTTGAAACACCTAGAACGATTAATGGTGTTACGTTTGATGGAACAGGAAATATTATTATAACTGCTACTGATCCAAATGCTGTCGCTAAGTCAGGCAGTACAATGACTGGCAAGTTAACACTTGATGGAAATCCAACTGCTTCATTACACGCTGCTACTAAACAGTATGTTGATTCTCAATCAGCACCATATACAATTACATATGGTAACACTGTTTACAGTACAGCAGGATTCACTAATCAAGTAGGTAGTTTTAACGATAGCAGAAACTTTTTTGATGTGTTTCCGCCGTCAGGAAAAACTATGTCAAATTTGATAGCATTTATACCTAGTATTGCAATGGTGCATTATGCAGGCGGCGTCGACGGTAATGATAGTATAAGATGTACTTACCAACAACGATCTGATAGAGTTAGAGTTTGGGTACAGAACACAGAACAAAGATCAACGCCAGCAGCTAACTACTTGGCGGTTTGGAGTTAATTATGTATTATGTTTGTATAGAAAATAACGAAGTAATAAGTGTTTTAAATTATGAACCAAGTGTTCCTAGTTCAGTGTCAGTAGTAACTATTACAGACAATGAAAATGATCTTCTTACAGCAAGAACACATTTCTATAATACAACTACTAGACGTGTAGAGCCTATCAGCGCAGCAGATTCTGCTGCACAAGCAACAGCTGAAGCAAACGGGCAAGAAAGAGAATTCTTAAGCAGTACAGATTGGAAAGTGCTACGTCACATAAGACAGAAGCATTTAGGAGTTCCAACCACGCTTACAGAAGCTGAATACACAGCATTAGAGCAACAGCGAGAAGACGCAGCATCAAGGATAATTGAATAAATATAAGAGCAAACTGGGAATAAGATATGGCATATCAAGTAGACAGATTTAACGGTACATTTTTAACTTCGGTTGAAGATGGTACTATCGATACAACAACCGATCTGCGTTTTGTTGGTAAAAACTATGCAGGTTACGGTGAAGTTCAGAATGAGAACTTTTTACACTTATTAGAAAATTTTAGAAATACTACACCGCCACCTAAAGCAATTGAAGGACAGATGTGGTATGATAGTGCTAACAGAGCACTTATGTTCTACGATAGCAATAAATGGAAAAAAGCCGGCGGAGCAGAAGCTAGTGCTACTGCACCATCAGGTTTAAGAACCGGTGATTTTTGGTGGGACACTTCTGCAAAACAATTATATGCCTATGACGGATCCCAGTTCGTTTTAGTTGGACCAGAAGCATCACCAGATCTTGGTTCATCAGGTGTTGTAGCTCAAGTAGTTAAAGATACTGGTAATGCTAACCATTCAATATTAAAAATTAATGCCGGCGGTAAAGTCGTTGGTATTGTATCACAATCAGAATTCAACCTAAATACGTCAGTTAATCCTATTGATGGTTTTTCAACAATCAAAAAAGGATTTACATTAGTTAATACAAATACATCAGGTGTTAGCTCAGACGATTATGTGTATTGGGGAACAGCATCTAATTCATTAAAATTAGGTGGTATTGATGCAGATCAATTCTTACAAAAAGGATCAATTACCTTCAATCAAGAAATCAGTTTCCAAGACCCAGGTATTAAAATTGGTAATGATAATGATTTCAGAGTTAGAATTGAAAACGATGACGAAATTGTAATTGAAAGTATACTAGGTAATGATATTAGTGTTATTATTACAGAAGACGGCGTAACAAGAAGAAATATTTTTGATATTTCTACAAATGGAATTATTCCAGGTACTACGAACGTTTTCAGTTTAGGTTCTTCTTCAAGAGTTTGGGAAGAAATTTATGCAACTACAGTACACGCTAATTTAACTGGAAATGTAACTGGTAACTCAACAGGTGCTCATACAGGTAACTTATTAGCAAATGACACAACCATTATGGTTAATGCCAGCACTAAAGAAATTGGTTATTCATCTGCTACACTAAAAGGTACATTAATTGGTTCAGTACAAGGTAACTTAACTGGTACAGCAACCAATGCAAGTGCGTTGAACAGTATTCAACCTAGCACTACAGTTCCAGGATCAGGATTAAGTATTCCTGTAAGAGATGCACTAGGTGACATCTATGCAAACACATTCCAAGGAACAGCTCTTAAGGCAGATAGAATTAAAATAGATAATTCTGCAACTGATACAGACCCGAATTACAGAACAGCAAAAACTACAGCTACAGCAAATTCAATTGCAGCCAGAGATGGTGCTGGAGATTTAACTGCTAACCTATTTCAAGGTACTGCTACAGCAGCACGTTACGCTGACCTTGCAGAAAAATATCTAACTGATGCACAGTATGAACCAGGCACAGTGGTATCAGTTGGTGGAGCAAAAGAAGTCACAAAATCAAAAGATGGTGATAGAGCGTTAGGTGTTATTTCAACACTACCTGCTTTTATGATGAACGCTGAACTTGCAGAGGGGCAATTTGTTGCATTGAAAGGTAGAGTACCGTGTAAAGTTACTGGACCTGTTACTAAAGGTGATAGATTAGTTGCTTCTGCTAATGGAACTGCAATTAGATCAGGACAATCCTCAGATGTATTTGCAATAGCATTAGAAACTAATTCGAGCGAAGATGTTAAAATCATAGAAGCGGTGGTATTGTAATGGCAACAACTGGCTCAGATATTAAATCAACCGATTTAAATACTTTAAGAAACAACACAGTTGAAGTATTAGGTCCCGGAAGTGGTACTTACGGGTATGGACAAACTTTTGAAAGTTATGAAGTAACTCCGGGCCAGACAGCACGTAAAGCAGACTTTGATGCAATTAGATTTGATTTAGTATCAATATACCAGCATCAAAAAGGAGTAACTCCTACACTTCCTATAGCACTAACTACAGATCCTGTTAGAGCAGGAGCAGCAGATCCGATTAATTCTTATCAGACTGTTGCTAATGATCTTAGAATTAGTAGATTTGATATTGCAAATTTTACTACAACTGCTAAAGACAGTGAAACATATTCCGGTTCATGGAACACTCTTGCTGAAGCAGTATTAACAGTTACATTTTCAACAGCAACAGAAGCTAGATATTTTTTTAATGCAGGAAGTAAAATTAGAATTACCACAAGCAGATCAGGTGGAACTTCATCACCGCAGAACAATGCTTGGACTAATATACTAGATAATGCAGGTAACCAAAACTTTGGTGCGGCAACAGATCCTGTTATAAACTATTATACTTTAACTAATTCATATCAAGATTTTTATGTATTAAGTACCAGTACTCCATATTCTGCAAACAACTATCAATTATCGGCAAAAACTGATGTAGCGGATAACGCAACGGGAACAGCCACTCAACTAGATATTAGAATTAGGTTAAATGATTCTTACGTGGACCTAGGTCCACCAGCACCAGGCGATTTAGTAGACGGTACTTTAACAATCAATATCGAAGAGTTAAAGACAAATGCTATACTACAACCGTCCGGAACACCTTATACGATTGTTTCTCCAACATATTCTCTTTCAAGTATTAGTGCTTCCTAAAAAGTTACCGATAAATATTATTGAGGTATAAACATGGCAAGTGTTAACGCAAAAGTAAGAGTATCTGATTATAACGTTATCCAAAACGAAATCGCCACAGTGATGGGAACAGGTTTTGGACAATACGGTTATGGCCAAGTATTAAACAGCAGCCAAGTTACTACTTCTGATAGCGTTACAGTTGAACAGTTTGCTAATCTAAGATATGATATCTTAAATGCTTATGATCATATATTTGCAGCAGCACCTAGTGGTGTCACTGCTCCAACAGAAAGTGATAGACTTAGATACAACGCTTCAAATGCTCCTATAGATTATTGGGCATCAGTTAACGCAACAATTACAGCAAATGCACGTAATCAAGTTCCACCGACTAGAGCAAGAACTGTTAATCACGGAACACAAAATATTACTACAACATGGTATACTGGATTGGTTGCTACTGTTAGAGTAACATTTACAACAGCAGAAAAAGCAAGACATTTCTTTGCCAGTGGAAGCAGTATTGATTTTAGTAGTTCACGTACTGGTGGAAGTTCCACAAATCAAAATAGTTCTTGGACAACATTATTGTCAACAGCAGGAACACAAAAATTTGGCGGAAACTTTCCAGGATCTGGTACAAGTCCACAAGACGGATATAACTTTTTTAGATTAACCAATTCTTTCACTAATCCTTTTGCAAATCTAGTTGCAAGTAGTCCATATGCTTTGAATACTTGGTCTATTAAAGCACGTTGTTTAGATGTTTCAAACAACCAAAATGGTACTTCTAAAGATTTAGAGTTTGAAGTACGTTGGACTGACGGACACTTTGGATTAGGTGGCGGCCCTGACTCAGTAGATGGAACTGTGACATATGCTGTTCAAACTACTGAAGCAACTGGTACTATGCAACCAGCAAGTGCTGGAAACTTCACTATTGAAACTCCTGTTATCTTTGTAGGCGGCATTTCGGTAGTATAAAATTTTTCTTCTCACCCTCTACGCAAATAAATAATATGCGTATATAATGAGGAGTATTATATGGAAGAAGAATATAAAAAAGCGTTAGAGTTCTCTAACTATCGACAAACGCTTAATATTCAACGCAAGACACTCAAAGAAAAAATTGATGCCAAATTAACCTTTGGTTATAATGGTGGGATTTTTAAAATTGATAGAACTCTATTAACTTTTGTTGAAATGTTAGTAAACAAAGGAAGATCAGAGAATGTGGTTCTTTTGGATATTAATGACAATCCTGTTATTGTCGAAGACTTGAATGTTTTTAAAGAGGATATCTTTGACAGATATTTTCAATCGACATTTGAGTACATGGAAGAATATCAAAAAATTAAAAAGAGTAGATCTGTTGAAGCGTTGGTAGAATGAAAAAAGGTGTAATCTTATATGCACATAATAATAGGCAATTAGATTATGCTAAAATGGCAATTGTTGCCGGCGGTCTTGCTAAGAAAAATCTAAAAGTTCCTGTTAGTATGGTAACTGATCCATCAACTGTTGATTGGATGCGTAAATCTAATGACTGGAAAACCGCACTTAAAGTATTCGACGATATAATTTCAGTCGATCGTCCCCATGAAGATCAAATGCGTTATCTAAATGATGGCGTGAACAAATTTACCACATTGTTTAAAAATACAAATAGAGGAACAGTGTGGGATGTTACTCCTTATGATAGAACATTAATGATTGATACAGATTTTTTTATTTTATCAGATACACTTAACAATTATTGGGATACAGATAGTAGTTTACTAATATCATCAGACTATAATGATGTCCAAGGATCAGATAGAATAGGTTATCTTGATCGATATGTTAGTGATACGGGTGTAAAATTATTGTGGGCAACTACTGTAATGTTTACAAAAAATGAAGAATCAAAAACATTTTTTGATCTTGTAAACTATGTAAGAGTAAATTATAGAAGATTTGCAGATCTATATAGGTTTGACCCACGCTTATATAGAAATGATATTAGTTTTAGTATTGCTAGACACATTATGTATGGGTTTGAAACAGATAATGATTATAGATTGCCATCTGTTTTATCTTCAATTGACAGAGATGTATTATTTGATGTTGATCCTAAGGGAAAATTAACACTGCTATTAAACAACAGAGAAGGTTTTGTAACTACAAGTATTGCCAATAGAGATATTCATATTATGAATAAATCTTCTATTGTAAGAAATATAGATAAGTTGATGGAGTTAATATGAAATTTGGTTATTTGATTTTTGTTAACGAAACACACGAATCTAATTATTATGATTTAGCATATGCACTTGCTCTAAGTATTAAGAATACACAGAAAGAGGGATATGATAATGTTTCTTTAGTTATTAATGACAAGAGTTTAATTCAAGAGGAGCGTTCTAATTGGGTGTTTGATGAAATAATCGAGTTTAACGGACCAGAAGGTTGGGACGTAAGATCATATATGGATACACTTACACCTTATGAACACACAGTTTGCTTAGATGCAGATATGTTATTCTTTAGAGATTATAGTCATTGGGTTGAATATTTTATTAGCAATGAAACAGAACTGTACATTGCTAACAAAGCATACACATACAGAGGTGAACTTGTAACTAGTAACTTCTATAGAAAATGTTTTACTGAAAATGAATTACCTAATCTTTATAGTTTTTATACATTCTTTAAGAAAGATAGTAAACTTGCTAAAGAATTTTTTGAACTTGGACGTAGCATTATTAAAAATCCTACAGAATATTCAAATAGATTTTTATCAAAGTATAAACCTAAAGTCGTAGGAACTGACGAAGCATTCGCACTAGCATCAAAGATATTAGATATTAGTGATGAGATTTCGTATCCGTTAGACTTTCCACGTGTTGTACATTTAAAAGGTAATGTTCAGAACTGGCCTCATTTAGCAAATGTAGTTACTGACTATGTAGGATTTTATTTTGATGAAAATGCAAAATTAAAGATAGGCAATTATCAACAAACTGATATAGTACATTATGTTGAGAAAAATAAAATAACAAAAGAAACAATAAATGTTTTGGAGGAAATAGCATGGAAAAAGTAAGAGACGATCTTCCAGATTTTGATGAATGGTTAAAAAATTATACGCCACCTGTAATTAATTACGTAGCGGCATATGATCCTGAAACTGGAAAAGTACAATGCGTAGGTCCAGACTATTCTATCAATACAGACACATATAAGCATCAACTAGATATTGACGAAGAAACTGCCTTAAGAATTACAAGCGGTGAAGTTAATATTTTTAAATGTTATGTTGATAGCACATCTGGAAGTTTAGAAATTGTTGAAGAAAAAAATCTTTGGACAATGGATGATGTATTACATAGAATTGTAGAACATAGATGGAGTGAGTTTGAAAAACCTGACGTTTATGTTACTGCGGATACTAAAAATAATACTTTGAAAGTAGAGCTAAGTGAAGAATACGGCGGTACTAAGAAAATAGACGGTTCATTTGCGAAAAGAAAAATCTTTTGGTCAGGTGATACAGAAATGAATTTTATGATTACTGCTTATAATGATCCTCATTTACAGTATACATCTGTAAATGCTACATTAGATGAAGTAATAGAGACAGGGGTTACTTTTGAAAATATCAAGTATCCAGAAAAATTTAGCATTTATACAAGACGTTTATTAAAGTATTACGAGATGGAAATATTATGAGAGTAGTTGAGTTTGATGTTTTCTTTTTAAGTTACGATGAGCCTAATGCAGATTTGCATTACGCTGATCTATGTAATAAAGTGCCTTGGGCTAAAAGAATACACGGTGTAAAAGGATCAGACCATGCTCATAAAGCAGCAGCAGAGCAAAGCGAAACAGACTGGGTGTTAACTGTTGATGCTGACAATATAGTCTATCCGGAATTCTTTGACATTGAAATAGACATGGACAATCCTAATATCCGAGCATATAGTTGGTGCGGTAAGAACAATGTTAACGGACTTCGGTATGGTAATGGTGGTTTAAAACTTTGGAAGAAAGACCATGTGCTTAATATGAAAACACATGAAAACTCAGACAGTGAAAGAGCTCAGGTTGATTTCTGTTGGGAAGATGGATATAGAAATTTTCCTAAGACCTACAGTGATACTATTATTAATGCAACACCATTCATGGCATGGCGAGCAGGATTCCGAGAGGGTGTTAAAATGACACTAGATGGAGGTATTAAAGTTCCTCCACAAGAAATAGCACAACGTATATGGTGGCATAACTTACATAGATTACGTATGTGGTCAACAGTAGGCAGTCACGTTGAAAATGGTTTGTGGGCAATATACGGTGCAAGACTAGGAACATACATGACTAACTGTACTGATTGGGATCATGTGCAAGTTAGAGATTTTGATTATTTGACAGAACTTTATGCTAAAGACTCTGCACAGTACGAACAAAATGAGATAGAGCTAGTTGATAAAACTAAATGGCTCGGCGAAGAAATTAAAAATAAACTGGGATTCAACTGGCCCACTTTTGATCCACCTGAAAGTGAATACCTTGTTTCGTTATATGAAGAATCGTTAAACATGGGTACAACCTATTATAGTAAAGAATATGTATGATATATTTTTTGTCAGCAGTGGTATGATAGATAACGATGTATGGATTGAATTCCAGCAAAGGTTTTCTAATGCTCAGAAAGTAGAGAACTGTAATTCTTTTGAAACAGTATCGAAAAAATCTTTAACAAAACATTTTTGGGTTATCTGGGATCACTTAGATATTGCTGATGATTTTGATTTAGATTATAAAATACCTAAGTGGGACGAAGCATACATTCATGTTTTTAAAAACGGAAATTTCTTTGACGGTCCGTGTATCTTTCCTAAAAACTCAAAAGTATTACAAAGAGAATGGGATTATAGATTTTTTACAAATAAAAAAGAAGTAGACATTATAGCAAGTCAACCTAAACAATATGATGTAGCATTTATTTCTTATCATGAATCTAGTGCAGAAGAAAATTATAAAAAACTTTTAGAAAAAGCACCACACGCTAAATGGATTAAAGATATTAAAGGAATACACAATGCACACAAAGAAGCAGCAATGTTATGTTCTACAGAAATGTTTTATATTGTAGATGCAGATGCACAATTGCTTTCCGATTTTAATTTTAATATGCAAATACCTTATTACGATTTCAACGCAAGAAAAAGTGTATATGTATGGCGTAGCAAAAATCCGATTACTGATTTAGAGTACGGATATGGTGGAGTAAAATTGTTTCCAAGACAAATGACCATTGATATGGATACAAATAGCCCTGATATGACAACAAGCATATCTGACAGTTTTAGAGTAATGGAACAGGTAAGCAACATCACTGCTTTTAATACAGATCCTTTTAGTACATGGAAAAGTGCTTTTAGAGAATGTTGTAAGTTAGGAAGTCGAACTATCAAAGGACAAAATGATGACGAAACAGATATGAGGTTGTCTAGATGGTGCTCTACATATGGTAGAGAAAGAGACTTTGGCGACTATGCTATACAAGGTGCAAGAGCTGGAAGAAAATACGGTGTAGAAAATAGTACAAATGTAGAAGCTCTTAAAAAGATTAATGATTTTGAATGGTTACAGGAAAGGTTCAATGAAAGATAAAGAACGTATACAAAGTTTTGAACCTATGATGGATGAAATATCGCCTACTTTTTGTTTAGCGAAATGGCACCATACGACTATCTATATGCAAACAGGCGAAACACATAGTTGTTATCATCCCGCTCCTCACAAGATTCCGCTAGGTGGACTTGAAGAAAATCCAAGTCTGCTGCATAATACTCCTCAAAAAAAAGCAGAAAGACAACAAATGATTTCCGGAGAGAAGCCTAGCGGATGCCAATATTGTTGGAATATTGAATGCATGGGCAAAGACTATATATCTGACAGGAAAGAAAGAAATGCTAGTATCTATACTAAAGAAAGATTTGAGGCAATTAAAAATAACCCTCTTGGAGATGTTAATCCGCAGTACATAGAAATATCATTCGGTAATGAATGTAATTTTAAATGCGGCTATTGTCATCCTAAACATTCTAGTTCGTATCATAAAGAAATAAGAGATCACGGTCCGTATACTATGGTTAAAAATCATAGAAATGATATCGATTGGTTTACAATTTATGAAGAAGAAAATAATCCTTATGTAAAGGCATGGTGGCAATGGTGGCCTGAAGTACGTAAGACTTTAACAATTTTAAGAATAACAGGCGGTGAGCCTTTACTTCAACAAAGTACATGGCGTATGTTTGATGAACTTGAAAAGAATCCTTGCCCATGGTTAGAACTTAACATTAATAGTAACTTTGGTGTTAAGCCTATTTTAATTGAAAGGTTCACTGATAAAGTAAACAGTCTATTAGAAAAAGGCTGCATTAAAGATTTTAAAGTTTTTACTAGTATGGATACCTGGGGACCACAAGCTGAATACATCAGAACTGGATTAGATTTAACTGTATGGGAAAAGAACTTTGACACATACATGACAAAAACGAATCTTCCACTTACATTTATGGTAACATTTAATATTTTAACCGTTACTAATTTTAATAAGTTTTTAGAAAAAGTTTTAGAATGGCGTGTAAAATATAATAGCAATGATCAAACTAAATGGCAACGTATACGTTTTGATACACCATATCTTAAAGAACCTTTACAGTATGATATGAATATACTACCAAAAGAAGAATTCGTACCATACATGAAACAACATCTACAGTTTATCGCTGCAAACTTAGATGATATGGACAGACATAAATTTAGCATACTAGAGTATGAAAAGTTTAGACGTGTTGTAGATTATATGGCAGCAACAAATTATTCAGATGAAAGACTAATTGAAGGTAGAAAAGATTTTTACAATTGGTTTAACGAATATGACAAGAGAAGAGGAACAAGTTTTAAAGAAACATTTCCAGAGTTGTTAGGCTTCTATAATTTAACACAGGATATAGCAAATGAGTAAAACAGTATTAGTTACAGGTGGTGCAGGTTTCATAGCACATCATCTAGTTGACAAAATTTTAAAAGAAACAGATTGGCGTATAGTTACTCTAGACAGATTAGACTACAGCGGTAATCTAAATAGATTACACGAAGTTATGATGACGTATCCGGAATCAGAACGTAAACGTGTAAGAATAGTACATCATGATTTAAAAGCAGAACTAAATCCTCAAATTAGATCTATGATAGGCAAAGTTGATTTAATTGCACACCTAGCAGCAGGATCTCATGTTGACAGAAGTATTTCGTATCCAATGGAATTTGTGTTAGACAATGTTGTAGGCACAACAAACTTATTAGATTATGCTCGTAATTTAGACAGTTTAGATATGTTTGCTTATTTCAGTACAGATGAAATATTTGGGCCTGCACCTGGAAATGTAAAATATAAAGAGAATGATCGTTATAACAGCACCAATCCATATAGTGCTTCTAAAGCAGGTGCAGAAGAACTTGTAGTTGCTTATGAAAACACATACGGATTACCTAGCATTATTACACATACTATGAATGTATTTGGTGAAAGACAAAATGCTGAAAAATATATTCCTATGTGTATTAAAAAAGTTAGAGATAATGAAAAGGTTACTGTACATTCTAACGCAGCCAAAACAGTTGCAGGATCAAGGCATTATATCCATGCAAAAGATGTTGCTGATGCATTAATGTTTTTATACAATTACGATCTAAGTAAATTAGAGCCGGACGAAACAGGTGCTAAGTGTCAGAAGTTTAATATTGTAGGAAGTGCAGAAATTAACAATCTTGAACTAGCACAGTTTATTGCTGATGTTCAACATAAGCCTTTAAATTACGAAATGGTAGATTTCCATAGTTCAAGACCTGGCCATGATTTAAGATATGCACTTGATGGATCGAAGATGGCAGATATGGGCTGGACACCTAGTTCAGTTTATGATAAGTTAGAGGAAGTTGTACATTGGTCATTGAAAAATGACAGATGGCTGGTAGTATGATAAATTTTGAAAACATAACTCGTTCATTTACAGATTTTAAAAAAGCAGATCCTTATCCTCATTGTGTGATAGATAATTTTTTACTACCTGAATTTGCAGAGTTAGTGGCTAAAGAATTTCCAGAATATACTTCAGATGCATATAACGGAAATTATGATAATGCTATCGAACTTAAAAAAACTTGTAATGTATGGGATAGATTTCCAGCAAATACATATCGACTGATTAGTTTTCTAAACTCTACATACTTTGTAGATTTAATTTCTAAACTAACTGAAGATGTATTATTTTCTGATCCAGGACTTCATGGCGGTGGCTGGCATATACATCCTAACAAAGGAAAGTTAAATCCGCATTTAGATTATAACATACATCCTAAACTTGGATTGCAAAGAAAATATAATTTACTGTTATATCTTACTCCTGGCTGGAAAGAGTCGTGGGGTGGAGATTTTGGATTGTGGAATAGTGACAATAACAAACCTACAAGTTTAAACAAAACAATTGCACCATTGTTTAACAGGGCTATTTTCTTTGATACTACTATGAATAGTTGGCACGGACTAGCAACAGAAGTACAATCTAAATTTACTAGGAATAGTATTGCTGTTTATTATCTTACTGCTCCTGGCAACAATGATAGTAGAATGAGAGCATTGTTTGCACCTACTCAAGAACAACAAGGTAATCAAGAAATTTTAGATTTGATTAAAAGAAGAAGTCAGATCAAGAGTACAGATGTTGACGATTGGGATAGAAAATGATTTTTATTGTTAATAGAGTTTCTGGTAAACTAGGTATTTGGGGACCGGAAGTAAATTCATCAGGTATTAAAAGATTTACGCAAAGTCCTATGTTAGCAATGCTATCAAGATTTAAAACTCTTAATACAAAGTTTGAAAATTATGATCCTACAACTTTAGTAATAGATGATTTTAAAAATAGAAAATTATATAAGAATTTTATTATACCTAGCGGAGTAACACATTCTCCTTGGGACTGGACAGGATATACTGATCTAGGAAAAGTATACGATCCGTATGCACAAAAAAGAAAGTCGGTTTTTGCACATATCAATCCTAAAATGTTAGGAGCACTTCGAAAACGTCGAGCATATTTGTTATTAGATCAGTCTCATGAAGGATATCACACTGATTGGTTGTTTGATTGGTTTCACGACTGTTGTAACAAATATGATGTTAGTCCTGATAGAGTAATTTACGTTACAGGCAATCTTTCAGTAGAAAAACAATACGAAGCATATTGTTCTAACAAAAACATACAAACTAAATTGTTTGTTGTACCACATATACAGTTTGAAGAATTAATTTATGATTCTGCACAAAAGCAAGTAAGTGTATTGCCCACATTAAAGGATCATTTAACATACAAATCTCAAAATAAAATACATTTGTATAACTGCTTTCAGAAACGTGCAAGACCGCATCGCATATGGATGTTCTATTATCTGTATAAAAATAATCTTTTAGATGACGGACTTAACAGCATGAACACATTTGGTAATTCGTTTTATGAAGGAAAGAGTATTAGTCCAGAAGAACAACAAGAGTTGTTGAAAATATTACCAATGTATCCGAGAAAAGGTTTAAATGATTTTATGAAAGGAGAGTTCGAAGGCCCGTTAGGAGGTCAATACGAACGAGATTTATATCATCAAGAAACTCGCGATAGTTGGGTAAGTGTAGTAAGTGAAGCGTCATATGCAGAAAACACTTGTTTTATAAGTGAGAAATCTTTTAAGCCAATTGCAGCAAGACATCCTTTTATTATGTGCGGCAATAAGAATAGTTTAACATACTTAAAAGAACTAGGATATAAAACGTTTGAAGGATTTATAGACGAATCATATGATAGTATGAATACTTGGGAACGATACCAAGCGATTATTGACAATTTGTTAAAAATAAAATCAATGTCAGAAAAACAAAAATTAGATTGGTATGCTTCAATGCAAGATATATTAGAACACAATTTTGAAACTCTGAAGGCTAACACAACAAGAGTTCTTCCTTCTTCTGTTTTAAAAATACAAGAGTACGTAGGAGGATAAAATGTTTTATTGGCAGGTAAAAGAAGCATTAGCAGATCTTAGAAGAACCAAGAAAGCAATAATAACTTTAGGTTGTTCTTTTGTAGAAGGTCAAGGTGCTGTAGATCAAGATTTATATGAGTCAATGGAATGGAGCATGGATAGATTAGGAAAGCCTATGACTCCTCGCATTGATAAGAAAGGTAGAGCAAGACTTTTACTCAAGTATAAAAATATGCTTTCTGTTAATCCTGACAAAACCATTGACTGGTCTAGAATGCATTTTAGTAATGCGTTTGGTAATATTTTAGCAAGGCTCTATTATAAATCAGAATATACCTGTATTAATTTCGGAATGGCGGGTAGAGGTAATAGAGCAACTATTAAATGTCTTTCTTTATACACACAATTTGATTGGGAATCATTAGATGAAATTATAGTAATCTATATGCCAAGTGGTCCAGAAAGATTTGATTTTATTTCAGACAATTTTGACGGACATGGAATGTTTCAAACTATGTGGCCTCATCCAGATGATTGTCAATCCGGACCTAGAAAGACTTTATGGAAAGGTTATGCAGAAGCACTGTATTCAGATAAGTTTGTTATATTAGAACAATTATCAAATGTAATTGAGTTACAAACATGGTGTAAACTACACAATGCAAAATTAGTAATTACGCCTGCATTTGAAGGTCATATGTATACTGTTGATAATTTTAAAAGTGCATTGCACAAACAGATATGGAGAACAATGGAGTGTGAAATTAAAGACATTGGAGAACTCCAAGATAGAGATCAGATTGCTCACACAGACGGTTTAATAAGAAAATGGCCTTGGGATAAAATGTTTTATCCTGACGGACAAAAGTCTTTTGCTCAAATGTGTTTAGCAAAAGAAGGAATCAATCCTAACACTGGTATGTGGGAGTTTCAAAATAAAGGAACACCAAACAACTGGTTTACTAAATGCTGCCATCCTAGTGCTAAAGCACATCAATATTTTGCAGCAAGGTTGTTTGAACACTTAGAGAAAGATAAATGATACCTGTAGATTTTTTAAACGACAATGCAGTTACCTTGCCTGAATACTTTTCAATGGAAGATCTATTTAAAGTACATTGGCTAACACATGAACCTTATGGTTATTTTGCAGGATCTGATAATCCTAAAAGTTTTAAAAGACTGTTAAAGAAAATGCCTGACGATTGGCATTATAGAAACAAAGAAATTTATTACGCCGTTAATTCGAGAGGATATCGTACATATGAATTTGATAAGGTTAATTGGAAAGAAGCAATAGTATTGTTTGGGTGTTCAATGGTAGCTGGAGTTGGAGTTGCTGACGATGAAACTATAAGTTATTATTTAGAACAACTATCTGGAAGGCCTGTGGTTAATTTAGGAGTTCCAGGATCTGGATTAGATTTTAATTTGTACAATAATTTTTTATTAAAAAGAAATTATCCTACACCGTATGCAGTTGTTAACATTTATTCAAACTTAAATAGAATGGTTTGTTTCCAAAATAATCAACCCGAAATGCACGGCTTATGGTCTTTGGAAGATGGATATGTTGGATATATGCAACATAGTGAAAATCCTGTTGTGCGTTCTTTATTAAACTGCGAACAGGTAAAGCATCTTTGGAAAGACACACGTACCTATTACGCTACTTGGTTCCATGATACAAGTGAATATATTGGTGTAGATAAATTGGAATTTACCAATACTGCAAGAGATTTAGCACATTGCGGTTTAGAATCAAATAAAGCTAACGCACAGCTCATATATACCCAAATAAAGGCGTCTTAAACGCATTTTAAGCGTCATACAGCGGTGTTTGCGTACTTCGCTAGTATGTTTACCCTACTTAATTATATGCGCATATAAAGGCGTTTAAATGCTTTTAAAAAGAAATAAGGGCCTTGCAGCCCTTATTATTTTGGAAACTATAACAGATTGTCTGTACGTCTTTTGATATCTGCTTTTAACAGGTTAACATCAAATTTAAAGTCTATCTTTTTAATTGTTTCTTTAAACTCAGTTAGTGTATCAAGCAGCTTCTTTGCTATTTCATCTGAACTGCTATCTTTTAATTGGTTTTTGATGTCGATCTCCCATACGCGACCGTCATCAAATTCCAAAAGAAGAGCCTCCAGATAGGCCACAGGCATGGTATTCATATATAAGTCGTCGAATACCTCCGGCCATTCTTTAATTAAATTTTTCGGTGGCTTGAAAAATTTCTTATGCACTTTCCGCTACTTCTGACTTCTTAGCGGGTGCTTTCTTTTTAGTCGGAACTAGGTCTTCTGCTTCTTTACGTAAACGCTGTGCTTCTTTAAACATAGCATCTGCTTGACTGCGTAAAGATTTTGCAAGATCTTCATCAGAAAGAACACCATCTGTAGATGCTGCTACTGGTTCATTACTAGGTAATGTTTCTGTTGCCGGCGCTTTAGGTGCTGTTGCATCTGCGCCCGGAGCTCCACTAACAAATGTATACAATTGATCAACCTGTACACCTTTTTGTTCAGCAATCAAAGTGTTTAGTTCTGAAAGTTGAATTTCTGTTACTGGTGTTGGTGTCATTAACACATCTGAAGTTGAAACTTTTTGCAATCTTCCATCTGCTTGAACTTGTGTTAGCATATTAGTACCATTTGGAAATTGATTTCTAAACATAGCTTCACCTAGTTCGAAAGCATCTTGTGCTGCTGTTGTTTCAAGTAAGTTCATTAATGAGTCGTGATATGAATCGGGCAGTTGTGCTGTAGGAAGCACCAATGCTTGATCTGATTCACCTGGTACAGTTCTAAATACAACTGCTACCTTGACTCCTGTATTTTTTAGTTTACCTACGTGTTTTAGTTCTTTAGCCATTGTTTTGTCCTTGCTGTGCTTGTTGTTGTTTAGTAACATGATCTAGAAATGCTGTAAGTTTGTTATATGTTCTACCAACTGCTTCTAGTTCAGTTGCTTTAAACGCTCCACGCTGCGTAGCAATGTCAATAATACTTTTCACTGCATTTAAATCACTAACATTTAAGTCAGGATTAGCAGGCTTTTCTTCTGGTGTTGGAACTGGCCCGCTTTCTGGCGCAGGTGTTCCTGTAGCAGTATTTGGTACTGCTTCAGCTTTTGGCTCAGTGTTTTCAGCCATAGCCTGTGTTGTTTCTTCTGTCATTTAGTTTCTCCTTAAGTATGGGCAAGCCAACATAAAATATGTTAGCTCTTTTTCATCTTCAAATCCCACATATGTGGAATTTTTTTGTTTTTCTTCACTATCTAAATTTGGATAGGAAAAAATACTGTATCGGCCTTTAAGTTTTGAATTTATCCAAACTGCAAGATCAGGATTAATTCTATCGGTATTGCTCACTTTTGTCTTTGAAAAATGCGGAGGCATTATTTTAAGACGTCTAATGTTCAATACATCTAAAGGGTTTAATTCAATCATTGTAAAATATTTATTAACTGCTACTATTACTCTTCGTCATTCTGGCTGAGTCTTTTAGACAGTGCTTTGTTGTATCCCATCTTTTTAACATCGCCCGAAAACAAGTATAGTTCAAATGCTGCCCTTTCTTTTAAAACAGTAATTGACTTCTTAGTAATATAATAAGGTGATTCTATGAAATTGTCAAGCCACAAAAGTATCTGTGGTGTAATGGAAAGACCTTTTGGAAAGTCTATTTTATATGTTTTTATTTCGGCTTCTTTGGTTATGAAGTCTATACCTTCAGTTGTTAATCGTAAACCTCCGGAATCTTTTTGGCGTACATTATACCACCATAAGATTCTTCTCGATTTTAGAATTTCATCGTTTATATCTTGTTCGGCTGCTTTTAAGAAAATCTTAGTAAATTGAGATTTTTCATCCTCTTTAAGATTCTCTTTCTCCTGTTGATAATCTGAAAACTGCGAAATCATTACAATTAAAAAGCCTATTCAATTTCTTTGCTAAGTTTCTCGCATGACCCGGATTGCTGAAAGAAACCTTTTTATATTTTGGTCCTGGATAACTAGCAACTGCACTTCCGCTCTTTAGGTTAAACGGTTTGTCCATATAAAAAACTGCCCATATGGCTTCGCTCTCAAGTACTTGTTCTACTTTATATGTTTCTCGATTTGTGTGTTCGAGAATAATTTTTGGTTTCGGTCTACTCATATACGTATTAATTCCTAGTTAACTACGTATATATTTATCCTTTTTTAGAAGGAACCTCCATCAAATTTAACATCAACTTCTGTTGCTTCTTGTTTAATCTGCTTTAAAAAGTTGTGTATTTCGCCTATAGTAGTGCCTAATTTGCTGGTTAGCAATGCTAGTTCTGCTGTTAAATCTTTTGCTTCTTCTATAGTAATTCTAATTTCTTTCTGCTGGCTTCTTTCAGCAGTTCTAGTACGCTGTATGAGTTTTTCTACAGTAGGTAATGTAGTAGGTATGCTACTTGTTGACATTTGACAATACCTGCTTCATTTCTAGTTCAGTTTTAAAAGGTCCTTTATACTCGTATCGTTGTAGAGTAATAAGTTTAGGACAAAAACTTTTTACCCAACCTTTATCAAATCGAATTACATAATATCCTGCACAATATAAACTTTTAGATTCTTTGCTCTTAGTAAACAAAGGAAGTTTACGCTGTATATCATACATAGCGTTGTGCGGCTTTGTACTTGTATTGAAGCCGTGAATCTCATTAGGTTTAGCATCATCGGCTTCTCTTACAATTTTAGCAACAAAGAAATCAGGACCAAACTGTTCTTTTACTTTTTCTTTGTTTCTAAATGTAAGCACACCGTCTCGATTGCTAAAGACAAAAATATTTTCTTCGTTCTTACGAAGTGTTCCGACTCTCTCGCCTTCTTGTTCAACGATCCAAAACTTATTATCAATTATAGGCTTAGCCTGAATTACTGTCATATGGTATACCTCGCATTCAATGGTTCGGCATATGCTTGTGCTTGATCTGAAATCTTTTTAAGATCGTATAGATTACAAAATTTCATAAGCCTAATACCAACCTGTCCAACATCTTTGTCAGCAGTTTTAGCATTGCCAACAACATCATTTATAATAGATCTAATGTCATCTGGTTGAGCTGTAAGATCAATTAGAACTTTATTACGTTCATAGTCTTCAAGAACACGATGTTCTTGACCGTTGTGATCTACCCAACGCTGTAACATAAGATTGTTCCAGTTGTATCCTTTAGTTGTTCTATCATCAAATGCTTCTACAAGACCAACCTTATTCTTTGTACCTTTTCTACGTACTCCAGGATACGCACTAAAGACATTGTCACTTGTGTCTCCACGCATACATTTTTCAAATAACAACCATTGTGGGTCTGGAGCAGCCTTAACTTCTTTTGTTTTCTTATCTATTACTAACTCGCCCTTCTTATCAAAGAAACCTTCGTGTGTAGTTGTTATTTCTTGTACACCATTATACAGTTTAACATTAGGAGCAATTAACTGTTGAAAGTCTGTATCTGTAGAAATAATAACGTGTTCACTATCAGGATGATTCTGTATCCAACCTGCAATCAAATCATCTGCTTCTAGTTGTGGGTGTTGTAGAACAGTACAGTTTGTCTTTGTAGTTACAAAGTCTTTAAACGTGTCAAATGCTTCCCAAAATACTGTTTCTTCTTCTTGCTGTTTTTCATTCAGTGCATCACGTGCTTCTTGTCTATTACGCTTATATGGTTCATAATAGTCTTTACGCCAACTGCGACCTTCTAAACAGAATACAACGTGTGTACCGTTAAAGTCTTGCCATGCCTTCTTAATGCTATTAAGTGTGATATGAAAAGCCATACCTAACTTAATATCTGCATCACCATTTATTGCGTGTCTCGCACGAAAGAATGTATTTGCCGTATCTACTATTATATGACACATTTTACTCATTATCTCTTTTAACAGCACTGGCATCTATGCTACCAGTGTCAAGTGGTCCTCCGTAGTCACCATCAACTACAACGTTTGCACAAAGTTCACGGAACCAACGATCGACAACTTCCTCATCCTTGTCTCCATCAACTCCGTATCCTTGTTCCTTTAATTGTACTATAAAATACTCATTCCAGTCAAGCTCAAAAAAGCCATTTCGGACATTTTCTTTGTTAACATGAGTACTTAAAACACCAACCCAAGGTTCTTTTTTAACTGTTGCCTTTTCCTTATCGCTAAGTTGTTTTTTAGGCTTTTCAGTTGTAGTGGCTTTAGGTTCTTCTTGTTCTTTCTTAGCAAAAAGTTTTTTAATAAAGTCCATAGTTATTCCTTATGTTCCAATAGCATTACCAAACAAGTATACGTGTACCCTTGCGGCTACATTATAACCTCTTTGAAATGCCATTTTAGCAACAGCACCTGCTGTTGCAGTTTGTTCTTCTTCTCTAGCACCAACGGGCATAACCCAAATAGGATAATCAACCATTTGTTCTTTGAATTGTGAAATGACTTCTTCCATCTCATTCCATTGTTTTTGTTCGCTGCCTACTACAAATTTTAACTGTCCGTTTTTAGATAAATTTCTATATTGTGCTACTGTTTCAGGCTTAATTGCTTTTTTTGCAGTTTCACCTGCAACTGACCAAAGTTTAGGCGATACACTAAAAAATAATTCGATACCCGATGCTTCATTCATCCAATAATCAATAAATTCTTGTGTAAGTGGCTGTGTGCCATTTGTTTCAAATGTAACACTTGCAGGCAAATTACCTAAACGTTCAAACTCACGCATAATACCAATAAATGCTTCTTGTGCGTGTTTCATTAAAGGTTCACCACCAGTAACACAGAAGTGTTGTCTCTGTTTTGTTACTGGATGCAAAAACAAACCTTCTGGATTAGAATCTGTTTTTAATACATTAATAATATCATGTGCAAGTTCAACAGCAGTCTTTTGACCCATTAAGTGTTTAAATTTCTTGCTCCATGTGTAAGAACTATCACAACCTTTTTCCCATACAGGCAAATCTTCTACACGAGTAACAGTACTAGTATCAAAATCTTCAAACGGTAATTCATATGTATCTGGATTTGTAGGATCTATTTGTCCAAAACCATTGCATTGTAAATTACATAGAAAGAATCTGATCCATGCAGTAGGTACACCTGTATAATGTCCTTCACCTTGAATGCTGTGAAAGATTTCGCTATAATAATATTTCTTTTCAGTTGCTATCTTCATTGTCATTATTATACGCTTCTTCCTGGTCTATGTCAACCTTTTTTATTGAAAAGGTTCCGTCCTTATTATCAATCCAAAGTAACTCATCTCCAATTTCCCATCCAAGTTCTTCCAGCATACCGTCCGGCAGTGGAAGAACATATTCTTGGTATTCGGAATCATAATCAACTTGGACTTGATATGATCTTGTTTTCTCTGTCATATTAAAAGTACTTTTTCAAAACTTCTAATTGATCATCGTAGTCTGCAATAATACGCAATTCTTTTTCAATAGTTTCCAAAGTATCTGGATGTTCTGCTACACCTGCTGTATTTTGCATAAGAATTTCTACGTTCATTCTATGCTTTTCGATGTGTCCTTTTGCGTGTTCAATTACTGCACTTTTGATCGCTTCTCTTAAATCGGCCATGATTTCTCCTTTCAAAAATCGAATCGTTGTTGGTCGGCAAGATGTTCGTAATACCTCTGAGTATCAGTTTTACGATAGTTGCCTTTGTCTGGTATAACGTGTCTCACTCCACCTCTCGGATCTTCCATATCGCCCTTGCGTCTTGGAATAAGATGTACGTGCGGCCACATTACAGTTTGCCCTGCTGCTTCTCCAACATTTTGACCGATGTTGTAAGAATCGCAATAGCCTTTTTGAACCCAATCGTAACCCCATGCATATGCAGCCTTGTAGCATTTAGCAAGGTGTTCCCAATCTTCTATTTTGGGTACAAAAAGAACGTGTCCTTCCGTGACAGGAAAGCCGTCCTTAAAAACAGTAAACTCTCTGGTGTCGACTAAAACGTCAGTCCAAGGTATATCCTTGAATTCCATTAGTAACCTCTCCCTTTGTTAATTTGATATTCTTTTGGACCTGGTGTAGTAAACTCCATACCCATTTTGTTTCCTACATATACTTTACCATTCCACATCATTTTAATTTTGTTTTGTGCCATAAACACATCAACGAACTGTCCTTTATTAAATCTATCTACTTCTGCTTCTATTGTTCTGTCGTTGTCAGTACAGGTTACTATACAAGTTTTATCGTGTTCAGTTGGCATTGGTACTCTCCTCTGTAATGTGTTGATAGTCTAAATAACCAGAACACCATTCATAAAAATGTTTATCAGTATCAGGCCAAAGTTCTGCAAACCCCGGAACATTATCTCTCATATTTTTGTATTCTGATCTTACTTCTTTTTCAGTTAACTTAGGCATATTGTCCTACATTTTCCCAAGGATAAACTAACCACACATCTTCCTCGGCCTTGTTAACTTCGTCACAGTAGTATGACACATCATCAAACTTACTGCTTAGGTTTTCTGTTAATACTGCAAAACGAACATTGTCAGTCCAAACTTGATCCCAGATAGGAGAGTTAGGTAAGCAACCACTCGGCCAATCTTGTTTAATCCAATTAAATGTAGCACCAGTGTCGTTAATATCATCTACAATTAAAATATTTTTTCCTACTGGTTTGTTTTTAAAGAATCCCATCTCTGGAGCATATGAACCGTGTTCATCGTAGCCATAGGCATCTTCTGCCATCCAGCAGTTTGTTTCACTTTCGCTGTTGTCATCACGTAGACTAACTTTAAGTGCTTCACAACGAATGCCTGTCATGTTACTAATAATAGTAGCAGGAACATTGCCACCTCGTGTAATGCCTACAATATAATCAGGACGCCAATTGTCCTTGTACATTTGATTGACAATGCTCATACACATTGTTTCTACATCAGACCAAGTATAGTATTTCTTTTTGATCATTTTTAGTCCTTATTAACTATATCAGGTGTAATAGCATCTATTGTGTTTACTACTGTTTTACCTGCATAAATTGCCGTTGATGCTGTTACATCTAGTACTGCAACAGTTGTTGAACAACCTGTACAGAATAAAATAACAACAATAGCAATTACCCTATTCATTATCCCCCAAGCTAAAATTAACTTGTTTAACATTAGCCCAGCGGAAACTGCGCCATCCCTTGGCATTGACATCCCATGCTACCTGGACTTCATCCTTAACTTCACGATTGCGATTAACTTCTTCATCTTTAGCGACAGGTGCTGGAATGACACCTTCCTTTAATGTACAAGTCATCACACGTTCATCACCATTTATTTTTGTAAATGTAACCTGAACATTTTGTTCTTTTAATAAACCTCGAAGCCACTCACGTCCCTCGGGTGTGTCAATTTCGCTTGTTTTAGTTTCAGTATTCATTGTGCCATGCCCTTATAATATGATTGTAATGCTCACGCATCGTCCTTTGCACCCCTTGCGAGGTATTGTTCGTTGTGGATCC